AGGCTGGTCAGCATCTCAACAGAGACGCCCGTCTTGACGGCCATCTCATCGAGCGCGTCGAGGTGGTCAGCGGTGGACTTGATGGCCGAGGTGATGGCCCCGACAAAGGCCCCGCCGATAACACCAGCGGCCAGCGCGTAGGATGCCTTGATTTTGGTGATGCTGCCTGAGAGCGCGTTGGCCTGCGTCTGCATCTGGCCGGAGGCTTTGGCAAAGTCCGATTTTGCGCGGTTAAGGTCAGCGTTCATCTTGTCGAGCCGTGCGGATATCTCGACGTATGCTTCTGCTATTTTGGCCATTACTTCACCGGTCCGGTCAGCCCGATAGAACGGGCGATCTGGTTAATCTGGTCCGGGCGCTTCATCGGCGCTTGACCGTTGAGGAGGCGCATGATCTGGCCGGTCTCGTGCAGGTATGTGCGGAATTGGAACAAGGTCATGCCCTCAATGTCTGATAGCGTGTATCCGTAAAAGTAGCTGACCAGGGCGCAGGCTGTCGTCATACCCAAAGCCTCGCCATCACTACCCGCGCCCGTGGTCAGTTTTTTGACGCTCCCCCGATCTGATTGACCAGGGCCGTCACCTCACCCACGTTGGCCATGCTCAACAGCTGGCCCACTGCCTCAAGCGTCAAGTCCGGCTGGCTGCGCAACAGCGAACGCCAGACCAGGAATGTCACCGCCTCCGGGGATGTCATATCAATATCCGGGTCAGCCTTGATGATGGACTCAAGACCGGCGGCCACAATCACCGGGTCCAGTCCGTCACAGGCGGCGCGGAAGTCCTTGATGCGCTGCTGACGGATATGACTGCCGAGTGCGGCCAGATCGCCCATAGTCAAGGGCGCAAACTTGTAGACTTGCGCCCCCAACTGGTATTCTATCACATCGGGAATAAGGTCAGGTAAATCTTGCACGTCGTTCCTCCTTTTTGCATCTTACGACGGATATGCGGTATAAGCGCGGTAAATGAGCGGGCCGACGCCGGTAAATGTAAGCGGCCGCTGCACAAGCTCGTTGACGTTGGTGTCTACCTGCATCCCGGACATAATAGCCAGCCCTTCGTAGAGATAGACCGGCGCGGGCGCAGACGGTGAGGCCGAATACTTGACAAAGAACCTCACTATAAGCTCGGTGCCGAACAGGCTTTCAACGTCCTCGTCGGTCATCCAGTGGGCTTGCGCGGTCGCCGTCCATCCGGTATCACCGGCAATGTAGGTCTTGCTCCCAGCATCGGCAAAGTCGGTCGCATCCATGACGTTGTGCGTCCAATCCAGTTGCCAGTTGTAGAATCCGGTGACCTGCGTGCCCGGGGCTGCGGTGTAAATCAGTACCGCCGTTGACGGGGTCTCTGATACAGTGGTCTCCTCCATCGTCAGCGTACCGGCGGCGACGGTGTCCACATTGTAGACGCCATCATTGGAGGTCGAGCCATAGACCAGCACCACCTGACCGCCGGAGAAGCCTTTGGTGACAAACAGGTCGTCGCTGTTAGTGATGGTGTTGCTGCCGTCGGAGAATACCAGATTCTTGGAGTATATCGCCGCCGCGCCCTTGAACACTGCGCCGAGTGCGCCTCTTAGTTCAGCCATTGCGCCCTCCTGTTAGGCAATCGACAGCGCGCCGGTGCCCTGGAACGAGTAGGTGGCTTCCACTACGCCATTAACATCGGTGTTGACCGATAGGCCGGTGACAATCGCCGTACCGGAGTAGGTCTTGCCGGAAGTAACGGTCAGGGTCAAGCTGGCCGAATCGCCCGGCTTGGCGGTGTTGGCCGCGTCCCAGTTGGCGGTTGCGGTCGCCGTCCATGAGGTGAAGCCAGCCATGAACGCCTTGGCGCAGGAGTCAGCGAAGTCGGTGATGTCAATCACTTCCTGCTGATAATCTAGCGTCCATTGCTTGACGCCAGCGGTCAGGTTGGTGTAGGTAAGGCTGCCGCCGCATCCTCTTACTTCTGCCATTTTGTTTACCTCGTTTTCTGAATGATGAGATCATAAACTACTACTTGGTGCCAATACTTATCTTCATGCATCAACTCTGAATATTCCTGCTGCATGCAAATATGATTATAGCCGGTTACGGTGATGCTCGCAAAATCAAATACCGCCTTGAGCTTGTCGGCCGCATCATTGATGGTGGCTACGGTGTCGTCATCGTCATAAATCGAAAACTGCACCTGCAGGTTATCGGCCGCCTCAGTGAACGTATATTCTTTGTCCGAGGCAATCGGGATCACCACGCAATACGGGTATGCCCCGCGCTGCTCGATCTTCTCCTGTGGCGCTTCGATCAGGTACATGCGCGGGATGGCCGCCTTGAGCGTGGCCGACGCCTTGTACTTGTCGAGTATGCCCTTCCAGATGTACTTATTCATGGGCGAATAGATACCTTATTTTAGCGGTTGCCCGCTTGAGCGCCGGGCGCAAAAATGGACGGGGACGCAGCCCCAGCGGTTCAAAGCCGAACTCATGCGCGCGCGCATACTCTACGTTAGTGCCGACGATAGCTATGACATGGCTGGCCTCGCGGTCTGGCGTGTCCACCTGATCACCTTCGTGCGCGGCACCGCGTGCCTGGTTGCCCTGCTGCTGTCCCTCGCTGATGGCCCATGTGATAGAAGCGCGCAGCCGGCCGGTGTCCACATGGGGCGGGGCGGGCGGCACGGATGACCAGTGTTCGATCTTCTTTTTAGTCTTTGGGTGCATCTTGTAGCCGGAGGATCCACTGCCAAAGCTGCGCACCGTCTCGCCGCGCACAGTCTCGGCCGCTCGTATCAGCTTCCGGCGCGCCTTCTCGCGTACCTCAGTCTTGAGCGCCTTGTCATCCCACTTCATCATGTTTGCAGACTCAGCAGCACCACCGACAGCCTGCGCATGTGGTGCTCAATGCCAACGATATCATAATACAACTCGCCGATCTTGAAGCGCCCGCCGGGGACCAGCTCGGCCTTTAATGTGCGCGCCTTGTGGTAGTCGATCCATAGCCGGTGCGAGAACTGCATCTGCTGACGGTCCATTGCCATCATCTCACCGGAGCCAACGGCGGCCACGGTCGCGTTGAACGTCGCGCAGTCTGTCCATGTGTTGGTGCCGGTGCCATAGTCATCGTCCACCAGATCGGGCCGCTGCAGTGTGACGCTCTCCTTGATGCCGACCATCAGACTCGCATCCTCCGGTAAGCGTCCAGTATCATTCTGGCCTCGGGCGGGATAACGCTGATAATCTGCTTGGCCATGCCGCCCACTGAATAATTGGCAAGGTTAAACGCGCTCTCGCTGCGCTTCTCCCACCAGTCCTTGACCAGAATTTTGACGGCCGTCTTGATATCCTCTGGCATGTCATCGGATGAATAGCCGGCGGTATAGTCCACGCGGATATTGGCAAGTCCTGCCGGGAAGCCCACCGGCCGGGTCAATATCCCGGAATCGGTGTCAAGAGTAAAGTCGTACTCGGCCACATCCGGCACCTCAAGGTCTACGTACCGCGAATTGATACAGCTCTTGCCGTATGCCTTGCACAGCTCGGTTGACAGCATAGCAGCCTCGGCGCTGTTCTGCAGCTCGGCCGACCAGCCGCTTGTTGCAGAGATAGCCGCAGCCAGCAGAGTCAACGTCGCATAGTCGGCAAAGAGGAACGTCGAGGCCGTGCCGTTATAGGTCAGCACCACCCCGGTGGCGGTGACGGTTGCCGAGGCGGTGGTGAGCGCATTGGTGTTGCATACCCGCAAGGCGCTGCGACGGCTGACAGACAGCCGCGTCAGGTCGGTCACGGGGTATTGGTCAAGGAACAGATCAGGCAGGCCGTGCCCGTTGTAATACTCGGTATAGGTTGCGCTTTCAAGGTCCCGCCTGCAGTATGCTTTTACCCATGCATCTGCTGCGTCACACAGGAGCGGGAAATCCAGGTTGCCAACCGACAGCTCGTCATCGAGAAAAGCCTCGGCTTCTGCATAGCTAATAATGGACATCGGCCTGCCCTTTTTGTGGTTAGTTCATAATCCCGAACACTTTGACGTAATCGACCTCAAGGCCCTTGCTGGCCTGGGCTGCGCCATTCAGATAGGCGATGCCGACGGTCAGGGCTTCATCGTCCGGGAGGTTGGTGGTATGGCTGGCGACCTTCGTTCCGTTGACATAGGCATCGACCGTGCTGGCCCCGTCACAGACAAAGGACAGGTAATAGGTCGTTGCCGCCACAAGCGTGGCTGCGGCAGTCGAGGTCTCGGTCGAGTCCTTCTCGGTCACAAAAGTCATCGCAGCCGAACCATCGACAGTGCGGAAATAGATGCCGTCTGTCATTCCACCCAGGAGGGTGGTATTGCCGCCGATGACCAGGCCGATGAGCATGTCGGACTGAGTGACCTCATCCATCAGGATGCGGGTGTTGAAGTACAGCTTATCGCCGCTGGTGAGCTTGAACGATTCGCCCTTGAGCACCATCTGAGCGCCGTCATTTTCGTTGCCGGCAGCCTCGATACGCAGCCATCCACCCTGTGCGTCGCTCTTGAGCGTCATGGTCGAATCGCCATCACCGGCCTCGACGACGGTCACGGTGTACTCGGTCGGATCGCCGGTAGTGTCATCGACGGGCATAGAGGTGAAATCGGTCACAAACTTGTGGACATTCTGGCCCCACGCATCGATCATGCGGTGGTTATAGTTGTCCATCAGGCAGTAAGCGCCTGAAATCCATTTAGGTCTGACAGCCATTTTATACTCCAGTCTTAGTTATGACCAGGGCCGAGCGGGACCGCCCGGCCCCAGAGTTTACGGGCATCAGCCCTTTTTCTTGGCGAGCACTCGCCGCTGCATGGACTTGTCGACCGGCGGGCCATCAACGGCCTTGATGTGCTCCTCACCTTCCGGCGCTTCGTACTTGACAGCGCGGCCGGATTCGATCAGGATGCTTGCCATAGGATCGGGCCAATCAATGACATCACCGGGCTTCTTGCCGCGGAAGTGGTCGGTTAGTTTAATACGCATTGCATCACCTCGCTAAAGGTTAAGCCAGCGCCGAGGTCGAAGCCGGGGCAAAGCGCGGGTTGGCCAGGAAGGCCACAACAGCACCCTTGCACGCGGTGGAGTCGGTCTCGGTAAGCTGCATGCGCAGGAACTTGTTGGTGCTGTACAGACCGTCGGCGTTGACATGGACGAGCACCATCTTGTCAGCCGCAGCCGTGATCAGATAGCCAGTCGAAGCGACGGCCGTCCATGCGCCCGCAGTGTCACCGGCGGTGATGACTTTGTACTCAAAGCCGACCGCGGTGGCGGTGCTCGGGGTCACATTGTCGCAGGACTCCATCGTGATGGTGGCGGTTCCCACTGCGCCCGCGCCCTTGATCACCAGGAAGTAGGCGTCATTATGGTTCTCCAGGCTGACCACGTCGGTGGCCGGATTGCCGGTGGTGTAGTCGGCAAAGTCAGCAATGAAGCCGGAAGTGCCGACGTGGACGAAGTGCAGATCATCGATTTTGAAAGCCATTTTCGGTTACCTCAGTTTATAGGTTCAGGCGGCCCGTTGCCGAGCCGCCCATTGATCTTGCGGTTAAGCACGAGCATCCAGAACGATGAACGGTGACAGGGTGTTAGAGCTGTACGGAGTGTACAGCGGCCCCTGCCACCAGGGCTGACCGTCCACGCGGAACGTGAACTTGAACGCGGTCTCATCGTAGTCGAACTTCAGATGGATCGAGCTGGCGAAGTCAGGAACATCCGCGCCAGCCTTCTGGCCGATCAGGTACTGGCTCCACTGGCCCAGGATGATGTCGCCCTGGTCGCCGACGGTGTCGCAGTTCTCGGAGAAGTAGACCGGCAGCCCAAGCAGGGTGCCGTAGGGCGCACCCGCCAGGCCGTTGGCCGGAACATAGACCGGGGCGCTGGAGGTGGTGCCGGTGATGGTCAACAGCGGAAGCTGCGGGAATACATCCTGGTTGATGAGCCAGAAAGCGCCGTCCTTGCGGTACAGCCTGGCATACATCTTGAGGATGTTCTCGGTGACAACCGTATCTTTGGCCTGGTTGTCCTCTTTGGCCACGCTGACCAGGCAGGAGGCATTGAGGATGCCCAGCGGCTGGGCGGCGCCCGTGCCGTTGATCATCACATTTTCCATCGTGTAGCGGATGGAGTCGGCGAACATCTCGCGGATCATCGGCTCAATGGAAATGACCGAGTCAGCCAGCAGCTCGTCGGTGGCGTAGAACAGGCCGGCGGCCTTGTGCAGGGTCAGGGCGAACTTGGCCAGGGTCGGCTTGGTGTCGGTGCGCTTTTCGGCCTCGCCGAGCCAGTAGAACTTGATACCGCCGTGAATGGTACCATCGTCGCGGTCAGAGAAGCCGTTGACGTAGGGCACTTCGACGCGGTTGGTGGCCATCGGCACTTTGGTCGCGGCCGCATAGATCGGGGAGGTCTCGACGCCGAGCTTCCACAGCTCGCGGCGGTATTCCTCGGGAACCAGGTAGCCGCCATAGATGTCGGCTCCCTCGCTCATGCCGGAGGCGGCCTTCTGCATCTTGACCAGCCGCTCATCGATGACGGGGTTCTCTTTGGAATACGCCTTGATGACGGCGCTGGTGAACTCGGACAGGCTCTTAAAGCCGCCTTTGGGATCTTTGGCCTCGCGGTCATCGCCGACGTGGATCTCTTTTGGCTTGATCTCTTCGCGCAGGGCGGCCAGCTTCTCATCGACAGCCTTGCCGATTTCGGCGGTCACAGCCGCATTCTCGGCCTTAAGGGTGTCCTCGAACAGGGTTTTGATTTCGGAAAGTTCCATGATTTTGCACCTCTAAATTGATTGTGATGGT